ACCCGACTGAAACTTGTTGAGAGGGATAATGTCAAACAACATCAGCCGGCTGTCCTGCGTGTTGATGTCCTCCTTGCGATTCACCTGCTTCATGAGGCTCTGGAAGCTGGCGCTGATAATTTCACCATCCAGCACCACACACTCTGTGAGATAGTGAGCCAGAGGCCGCAACTGATCACAGATGTGCGCAAAGTTGGTGTTCTGCAAACCATTGCGGGTGAACTGGCTCACGTTGCCATTCTTTTCCACCACAGTCAAAATTCTTATCCCATCGAATTTGGGGTCCACCAGCTTGGGGCCGGCCATCTTCTTGGGATGATCATCTGCAGGCTTGGCAAGCTGGCAGCTGAACACAGGCACTTGTAGGGCTTTGCCAGCTTTGCCATTCTTGTCCAACACACTGTTGATGGTTTTTTCACTAGTGCCGCATTTGAGATCTTTCAGCAGAATCCTACGATACCAGAAATTCCACTCATGAACAGGAGCACGCATGGCCGCGTCTCTGAGTGCATCTCTGGCTGCATTGCCAGTCAACTTGCGGGTTTGCAGATCCTGCGCTAGACCACAAAACTCCTGCCACGTAAAATCACCCTGCCCGTCATCTTCCTCAATAAGAGGCACACTTTTGACTCCGTAAGTGATCATCACATCCAGGGCCATGCGTGCACCCAGAAAGAAATTCTCCATGCCAGCATCAAAGGCCTGCTGGATGATCTTTTCCTTGTCCAGGCGACTGGAGGTTTCTTGTAAAGCTTGTATCACGTCAGCAGGAGTTTTCATGTCAGTCCTCATTTATATGCCAAGTTTAACACATGACACTCTATTGTCAACAGTCTTCACACTTTGCGCAACCAGGGATATTTGCGACTGATTGTTTCCAGGTTGACACCGTTCACCAACAGCCTACCCCTGGGGTCCTGTTGGACCTCACCAAACCCTTGCGGCTCTTGTTCACTCGTGCCATAAACCACAAGTTCTCCAGGTAGGGCAACAAATGCTTTTTGTGCACATGCACTATAAACAATCATATCACAACTCCTTGATACAGTTTGGAAATATATTATATAGGCCATATGCCTATAGTCAACAGTTATGTTCTTTGATTTACTCTTATTTCTTCTTGCGAGCAGGGGGCAGTTTAGCCAAACAGTCCTCAATAGTCTGGCGGGCCATGCTGATCAAAGCTGGATCAGCATCCTGCAACAGAACCATCAGCTCTTGCTTTTCTCTAATGTAAACTCGAGCAAAATCAGGATCGTGAGCAGTGATGTCCATCACGTTGTGGATGACGTCTGCAAGTTTGATGTTCTTGGCAGCCACAGGAGCCAGTGCTGTGTGAGCATTGTCCATGGCCTTGCGAGTCTTTCTGTTCCCATGGTGGGGACGAGATATGTCGGTCAGCCAATCAACCAGAACTGCCACGTCGTGGCCCAGGCACCTGTCCACGTCTACCAAGGTCACGTCTGTATCTTCCACCAGGTCATGACAGACGCTCGCTGCAAGCATTTGAGCAGTCACTTGTTGAGAGGAATTCTTGAGCAAGATGTCCATGACTGCAAGCGGATGCACAATATATGGCTCTTGGGTATACTTGCGCAATTGATTGATGGCAGCATGCCCCTGTGTGGCAAATTCCACAGCCTTGATCACCAGAGGATCATTCATTGGATTGTTCATGCTCTCATTATAACAGATAAATTGATTTACTCAAGTGATATTTTCGAACACTAGACTGGTAAGTCTTTTGCCAGTTTGTTGCTGTATTTTCTTTTTGGCAGGGTTGCCTGTGCCCAAGTCTTCATGGCTGTAAAACCCATACAATTTGAGCTTGCGTGGATCCCTGCCTTCCAGTTTGTAGACTATGCTAATATCATCACCCAAATGTGCATGATACAGACCAGCATAACTACCACCACCTTTGAAGGGTTTATCATTACCCAACAAACGCATGGGATCCTCTTGTTTGGCCTTGATCCATGTGGGCCAGACTTTGTAAATTCTATGAGCGTATTTTTTGAGGGTATCCTCAAACTCTGGGCCCGTTACCACCACTGTTTTTTCCGTTGATGCAGTGGGCTTGCTGGGCTTAGCCATTCATGACCTTTTCACAATAGGTCATGAAACTGTCAAAATCCTTCCATTCAGTCCAGTTTTCAGGCTGGTTATCGCTCTCCAGCAGGCGTTGCACAGTGGGGGTCACAGCCTCAGGCTGCTGAGCATCAGTATTGTTAGTAAGGTCTTTGATACGCATTTGTTGTGTCCTTGATGCTCTATTTAGTGTGTGCATAATAGCACACACCACAACCCTTGTCAACTATTTTTTCTGCCTATTTGGTCTTTTGCACCTGCAGAATATGACGGCAAGTTTTTTTAAATGTATATCCTGCGCATGAACAGGACCATTTCTTGGTGACACCATTCTGCTTGACAGTGTAGGTTTCATTGCCCTTGCTGCTTTTGACCAGGATCATACGATCTTCTGTGGGCTGGGGCTGCACAACCTTCTGGTTGTTGATGCTGATGATTGTGTGAGGACTGATGTAGTTGGTGGCGCCAGTCACACTGTTGACCATGGTCACATGGCCCTCCATGTGAGCAGGGGTGGCCACCAGGGTGCCCTGCATGAGGGTCTGGGGACGAACGATATGTTTGGCGTCCTTGACCAAATAATTGTGAACAAAGCTGGTGTCCACCAGGATCTCAACCACGGTGCCAATCTTGGGCATCTTCATGTTGTTTGCCTTGCTGTTCATGAGCTAATAATAGCACAATCGTGGACTTTGTCAACCAAAACTAGGCATTACCCACACTGATTCCATGATCTGTAAGTGTTTGAATTTGCTGAGGATTGAGCCACAGCCTGACCCACAGGCTGCCAATCCCAAGGATGGGCACGTCAACCTTGCCCTGAAAAGGGTTGGTGTTGGGGTTACCCAACACACCCAGTGCCTTGAAAAAGTCTTCACGGAGGATAACTTGCATGGCTGCATCCCTGTGTTGTATCCTCATATTAGCACAACACAGGGATTTGTCAACCATTATCTCAGCAGTTTATCCGTCCAGTTCAGACAGCTTGGCCAGCAGCTCTTCACGGCTGGCCTTGGTGAGCTCCTCGGAATCTCGAGCATCCAGTGCATCAAGGATCTTGCGACGCTTTTCTGCACGTGCCACACGCAACTCGGCAGCCTTGGCTTCTTCCTGCTTGGTGGCAATCACGAACTTGACCACTTCCAGCTTGGCTTCCATTTCTGCCTGCTGGGGATTGGCACGGGTTTCCACAAAACTGCCCTCACTCAACTCCTTGACAATGTTGTTGATGGTTCGGGCCACCATGTCCAGGTCAAAACCAGCATTGCCGTTTTTCCCCAGCAGCGGCAAGTGCCACAGTTGCTCAGTGGTGATCTCACCACGGGTGCTGGGGTAACGGAATGCCTTGCGAGAGGCTTGAATAAAAAGATCGTTCATGTTGTTTCTCCTTTAAAACTTGATGTTGTAAACTCGAGTGGAATTGTTGCTGGTCACCTGCACGGCAACCAGGTCGTCACGTCCTTGGGTGAAACCCACGCCGCTCAGCTGATCCTGTGACGGCGCACATTTGGTCTTGCTGCCCAGCACCTCAAATACCTTGCGATGAGGTTCCAAATCACCACGCAGGAACTCGTTGTAGATGCCGCGGGTAGCATCTGGATTCTTACATCCTTCCAGCACAAAGATCCAGTGCTTGTTGCCAACCTCGCCGGCACCTTCCCAGTGGTTGGGGCTGTTCATCAGCGTGGACACCGGCACAAGACTCTCGGTGGTCACACCCCATTTGGTGGTCTGCAGGTCACCGCCCAGGATCTTTTTGTTGAGAACAGCAAAGTTACACATCTCACCGTTGTGCATGTCAAAGCTCACACACTGGATAGTGCCTGCCACAGCAGGAGCATAGCTGAACTGTTGGATCCCACCCTGGCATTCAATCTCCAGGGTGAACCCCACGTTGTCCGTTTCACGCCTGCTGAATTGGTTGACCGTGATCACATACTTGCCGTTGCGCGGCCGAGTCCAGCTGAGATTCTCCACTGGGTCCCGGGTATTACCACCGCCCGCGTTCATGTCCACGTCCAGGATGCCTGCCTTGTCGCCGTAGTAGACATGTCCGTCCGGACAGTTAGCATGCAGGTCCAGATCGTCAAAGTTGCTCCAAGCCAGGCTCACGCGCAGGGCAGCGTTGGTGTTGCCACCCGCACGCTTGACGCGCTGCTTGATACTGTCAGCAACCTCACCATCATAGCTCCATGCAAAGCCGTTGTTCCAACGGAACAGCTTGCCGGCATCTGCATGCAAGGGAGCAGTGAGACTGACAAAGTTGCCCAAGTGCTGATTCTTGAGCATGAGCTCAATTCGAGTGGCGCGTGGCACAACCTGGTTGACGAACTCCTGGATATCCATCTCGCTGGCACCCTGGGAGTTGCGCGTCGTATTGGGGCGGGCAGCTTCCATGAGCAGGTCACGGATGCCATCCTTCATGCGGCTCTGAACTGAGTTGTCCACAAACAACACATCGTTCACGCTTACGTCATCCAACCGCGCAAATCGCCGCTGGATGGCAGTCTCCAGGTCCAGTTCACGCAACTTTTCAACTGCCTGATCCACCATGCGTGGGGTGATCAGCGCCGTGGTGCGCTTGTAGTTGGTGGGTGCCACCTTGCTCTCAAAACCACGCACCGCCCGCTCCATGTCCACGCCGTCGCTGAGGTCCTGCACCAGGGTTCCGATCACTATGTTGCGGAAACGAGCCACAGGACTGTGGACGTTGCCCCAAACGTGCAGATCAGGATCGCCGGCCTCCTTGAATACCTTTTGCAGATCTGCAAATTCCTTGACACTCTTGCGGAATTCACCACCACGGTAGATGCCGTTGCTGTCAATGAGATCCAGCACCGTGTCCAATGCGCTGGGATTCAACTCCATCAAACCGCGCTTGAAAACCGCAGCAGTGGTGTCAATCGCACCTCGCACCGTAGCGGGCTCACCCGTGCGATGACGTGATGCCACTGTGCCATAAAAGTGGTCCCACCTCTTATCATGTTCATCATAAGTATGACTGGCACCAAACTTGGTTTCCTTGGTGCGGAACACGCCCTTGATGGGCAGCTGGTCCACAAGATTGCTCATGGTTTCTGCTACCACATTGTAGGGGTAGGGCAGGTCCATGCCCACATTCCAAATGTTGATTTTCTGACCGTTCTCGATGCTGACAACACCACCCATGTTGCGAATGAAATTCCGGCAACAAGAGCAATCATGCACTGTGTTGGTGCGGAAAATAGGATCAGTACCTTCTGGGTAGCTGAGCAGATAGCTGGTATAGAGGTCAATGCCGTCCACCACAAACAGCTCGTTTTTGCTCATGCTGGTAAGCTTGTTGTGTACAGCGTTTGCCAGCTTGTGAAAATGCTCACTCATTTGTTCATCCAATCAATGTTAGGAAATTGATAATTGATATTAGCTTTGGAGCCCAGAACTTAACACAATGCGTCTGTGCTGTTAACCGGAATTATTCCTCGTCGTCTTCGCCGTCGTCCTGGACGCACTCGAGGATCGCCTCGCTATACAGCTCGTCAATGCCATTGCCGCTCTCTGCGTCGCCGTCCAGGGCCGCGTCCACCAGGCTCTCGATCTCGCCCAGGAAGATCTCTCGCAGCTGATCCTCGTTGGTGATCCTGGCGCCGAAGTTTTCGATCAGATGCCGCTTGAAGTTCTCAAACGCATCCTGGAACACCTCTTCCATCGTCTTGGTCATCAGCCTTGCTCCTTTCTTGCTCGGGTATTATAGCACCGTTGTCCATGCTGTCAACCGGAAATCACTTCCGGATGCACACCGCCGAGCTGTAGTCACCCTTGGTGGGAACGAAGGTTCCACTGCTTTCGATGCACTGCCGCATGGTCTCGTAATACATGCGGTTGTTCTCGGTCACCATGTAGGTGCAGCCTCCGATGCCCGATGCCGCCACTCCCAGGATGACCAGGGTGGTGAGAACGGCCTTGATGATGCTTTCCATGTCCATGCTCAGACCTTCCTTTGTGTGTTGTTTGCGTGTATGGAGGGCGGCATCCATGCCACCGTGTTATTGATAATTGACATTAGCTTTTGAGGGTTCGTATGTCGATTAAAACATTCCCTAGACGATCAGGAGGTGCAGGCTATGTCTAGCTATTTGGCGCCGGGTGTCCGATTCGAACGGGATGAGACTGATCAGTCTCATTTCTCAACTTCGCCTCCAAGTCATGATTCCCATCAGCAGCACCATGCCATACCCAGCATATTCAAACTAACTTGTTGAGCTTGTTTGCTCTTGCCATCAATTTAGCATATTCGGTGAGTTTGTCAACAGAAAATATCAGCACATCTACCACCCCTCATGATCTTGATGTTGTGTGATAGGTCAACCTCAACAATTCTGGGACCTAACAAGTCTGAGACTTATGATCTGTATCGCATCTCTTGGGAGTTTCTTGTATTATTAAAAATGCCCACCAGTCCCACGTATGAGGTTTGGGGGTTTGTTTATTCAAGCCCCGTAGTCCGTTACCATCCCCAAATATCAGCTTGGTGTAAATTGAATTGGGGAGAGCCATTTGTTGACTGGTTGATGAGCACTGGTGGCGATTGTGTAAACTTTGATGACCCAGTTGTTTATTGGTTCAAAACTCAAGATCACCTCACTCAATTTATATTGACCTGGTGTTGATAACACCAGGTCAATATGTTCAGCTGCTCCATTTTTTGTCTATCCAGGCCGGTGGCGGTGCACAAAATCCTGGATTGGCAGGAAAGGCTTGGGGGTCTGTTCTTGTGTTACGTTCCCTGAGTTTGATGCCTCTTTTGACCAAGTTGCTGGCACTATCGTAATAGATCAAGCTCACATGCACAGGTTGGTTGCTGGCTTTGAGAAATGGAATAGTCTGGGTAGCAAAATGTTCACGTTGGCCAAAACCTGTGCCCATGTCATGAGCCACACTTGCTGTGCTTGTGTTCAAGATACTGTTACCCATGTGGTTCATGGGCAAGTTGGCAACTGTTTGTGTGACCTGGGCAAGAGTCATGGGTGGTAATTGTTCTTCAAACCAGGCAACACCAATCACACCCTGGTTGCCGTCTTGACCGCCAAGACTTGAATAACTTTCAGACATTTTGCTGAAAGTAAACTGTGCAGCCGTTTGGTTGTTGACCAACCAACCTGGAATCATCACAGTCTGTGCTGGTTGCAATACATATCCTCTGCTGAGAAAACTGGCTGGTTGGCCATCCACCACACTCACGCCATCCACACTCACCACGCTCAATACCCGTTGGCTGCTGTGGTTTGTGATTTCGATCACGTAGTTGCTGTTGAGACGGCCTTCAATCCAAGTTTTGCCTTTGTGTTCATATTCATCTGCTGGGGATCTGCCTTTGGGCCGGATCACCACTTCATAATCAGCTTTGCGTGCCATGTTAGTTGCCCCTCATTTTTGCACGATCATGATCTTGGTAGATACTGTTGCTAGCGTAAATGTCCTGCGTGGTCAGTCCCCGACTTTTGGCCATGCGCATGTTCACAGTGCTCTTGCTGAGAACGTCCATGGTGGCTGCCATGCTGGTTGTATCATAGCTGGCAGTGTTGCTGGCATTCATACCAAAGTTGGCGCCCATGGCAAATGCGTCCACATTGGCCCCCAAAAATGTGTAGGTCCAATCGCCCTGTTGTTCAGACTGTTGGACCATGCTCTTGATCTGGCTGCCATTGAATTTGCGGCTGGCATTTTCTTCCCCGTCTGTGATGATCACCACCAGCACACCAGGCCGTTCTTCCTGTACGATACCGTGGAGAAAGTTGTTGATGCTCATGATCGTCATACCAATGGCATCCATGAGGTTGGTTCCGCCCCGTGGCGTATAGTTCTGTTGGGTGAGAGGAGGAACCTGGTTGACCAGGGTGTTTTCGTGAACAGTTTTCACCAAGGGGCTGTCAAATTTCACCAGGGTAAGATATGCCTTGCCAGCATGTTCAGCAGCACATTGGCCCTGCACAAATTCATTAAATCCGCTGATTGTTTGAGCCCAGCAACTGGCCATGCTGCCACTTTCGTCCAAGATCACAGCAATCAACGTGCCGTTGGCACCTGCTCTGGCTGGTTCAAATGCAAATTTAGTGGGGGTTGTATTTTGTTGGGGAAATGCCTGTGAGATTCCCGCTGTAAAAATTCTCATAAATTTGATACCTTTCACGTCCTGGACTTGACTGCCAGGATAAAACTACTGTGAGCATTATGCTCACATGAATAGTTTATGATTGAAACAGGTCATGCGTCAATCTTTTGCACGATGGTATAGCCAAAATCATGCAAGCATTTGAGAAGATCTTTGCAGGCTTGCATGTTTTTCTCTTGGGCCACATGTGGAAGGCTTTCCCAAGGTTGCAGCCAAGGATGAGTTTTGTCTCGCACACTCAACTGAATACCAAACCGCCAGCCACGTTCCATGTGATCTTTCATCCAGTTTTGGTGTTGTACCTTGCTCCAAGCTTCCATGGCTTGTTGAATTTTTTGTTGGCCCAAGTCTGCTGTTTGGCTAACAATGTGTTCCGCAGGCTGGCTGTAGTCAAATATAAAATCGCCGTCAGGATAGGCCATGTTCCATGCACGCAACAATTGATGCACTTCGCTGGCATCCAAATCTCTCTTGAGAGGCACCACATAACAATATCTGCCCTTGTCCAGCCGTTTGGTGTAAAATTTGCTGTATGTGTCAGGGGTCAATTGAGTTTCTCCAATCAATCCACTGGGCAAGGTTTTTTCCACAGTATTGTACCAGAGCACAAACTGTTGTTTGGGTAACTGTTGAGGAACTATGATTCTAACGTAACTGGCCATGATTGTATATTTAGGTTCTCACATGATATTTTTTCCGATGGTTTTTTTGGTACTGCCGGGAATCAATGTTTCCAATGCTGCCAACACCTGATCAGGATTGACAAACACATTTTTGTTGTAGGGCACTTGTTCCCAAGTGTGAAATTGATTCTCACGCCATGCTTGTGGGCCCAATGTGAGATTGATGTTTAGATCATGCCCAAATATGTTGGGATTGCTGGGACCCCATATGACAATGCCCTTCTTTTGTCTATGCCATGCCCAATGTTGGAAAAAACTGTCCACGCCCAACCATGTGTGACATTTCTCCAACAGTTGGTCCAACTCTGTGAGAGAGAGATTCCACAAACAGTTGCTGACCAACTGTTGATCTCCTGTGACAGCCACTTGAATTACAGGCAATTGTATGCCTTCCAACACTTGCGGCCACCAAGGATAATTTTTGGGATTGGGTTGTTGAGATAGGAGAGGCTTGCTCCATGCAGACAGTAATATCATGTGAGTTCTCTAGGCAAATACAATTTAACAAAAGCTTTTTGCAGACTGTGTGTCCATTTCCATTGATCCATTTTTTGATAGATATTCCAATGGCTAATATCACCAAACAGTTGTTGGGCTTGTGCTATACTGCCTCCTGGAATAATATCTGGATAGCAGCTGAATACAAGAGGATTTTTGATCCTGGGCAACATACTGGCAAATACCACATGGTCACCCATACCACAATCCAACACCACTATTGTTTTGTTTTTGTGTTTGATAAAGTTGTCAAATATCATTTGATCATGATCATAGGGTCTGGGATCATGTTGATGGCGTATGCCACCCTGATCGTTTTTCAAATGCCAAGTTATGGCATTGGGCACCACCAATAGATCATATCCCATTTGCTTGAGGCCATATGTAAACAATGTTTCCTCTCGGTGTGCCACCGGACTGAGCGCCAGGTTGTAGTCATATGCTCCTGCTCTATACAAAAAGCTACAATGCAAGTGATCCACTTGTTTGACTTGGCTGATTATTCCCCATTGTATGTTGGGTTCTTGGTCTATGTGTTCAATTGTGCCTCTCACATCCAATATTTGCGTGTTGGGTGGGGTGATCACAGAGCCCGCTACACCACCCACATTGTTGTTTGTGTAAGACAGCAAGGTTTCCAGCACATGAGGATCTGCCACACAGTCATCATCCAACCTCCACACCCATTTGTAGCCCATGAGGTTGGCAATCTGATGATTGTGATGCTGTCCCTTGCGCGCAGCAAACAGGCATTCCCATGAGATTTTGTGCTGATCCAACAGTCGGAACAAATACAAATAGTGTTGGTGCTGTCTCAGATCCATGGGGTTGGGATTGTCGTCAAAAATTACCAACTTGTCAGGCTTGACTGTTTGTTGGATCACAGAGAGAATGGCCAGGGGCAAAGTTGTATCATACCTACCCCTGGTGCTGATACTACAAAGAACATTGTTCATTGGCGAATCCATTTTTCTACCCAAACAGGCAGGGTTCCGCTTATTTGCCCATCATTTGTAAACGATACCATTCCCTGCTGCCAAACTCTATGAAATCCGGATTGTGTGAGTTTGTTTCTCACCAGATCGGGATCATGATATGCAGGATTTTCATTACAGTCACCATGAATTTCCAAGTGTATGGATTTGAATCTGCGCAATAACTGAACAGGACTGCTCAAAACAATCTCAAACTCACTGCCTTCACAATCCAATTTGAGTATCATGTTGGGATCAAAAATGTCTTTGACAATAGTTTCAAGAGTGATTGTGTCAACCCTATCACCTTGTGTGCTGCTGATTTTGGAGCCCACATGTTCATTTTTGATCAACACATGCTGATGATCTTGATCCAACACTGCTTTGTGCATTATTTGGATGTTCTTGTATCCAGCCACATTGTAGGCCAATCCTTGAAACACCCAAGGATTGGCTTCCACAGCTATGATTTGTTTGGCACCCAGTTCCCAGCAGCGCAAACTGAACATGCCCAAATTGGCACCAATATCTATGACAATGCTGCCTGATACTTGCGCATCATTCAGCTGATAATTATCCAGTTCAAATATTTCCATGTAAGTTGCTGGCTCTTGTTGTTTGAGAGCCAGTCTGTTCACCACTGGTGTGACATCAAGATCCAAGGGTTTTTGTGCTTCCACTCTCAAGTTGCTTTGTGGGTGAGGAATCTGTTCATCCATGAATTCTATGTTTACATAACCACTGTTGGTCAAATGATCAAACAAACTTTCACGCCACCATCCAAAAAGATGTGGACTGGTTATCTGATCCGGTGTTCCTTGATCAGTTGTGTTGACACTTCCATAGATTGCATTGAGAATTCCATACCGTTCTCCAGTACTGGCTGTGACAAATCGTTCACAAAGCTTGAGAATATCAGGCATTTCCATGATCAATTTACCACCGGGCTTGAGCACCCTTCTCCATTCTGCCAAAATAGCCAGCGCATGATAGGGATTCAAATGCTCAAACACATGACTTGCCAAAATTTCAGTCACACTGTTGTTGGCGAATTCTGATAGATCACAAATATCCAATTTTATATCTGATCTGGGATCAAACTTGTCCACGCTCAAGTATCCAGGATAATCGATGCCACCTGCTCCCAAGTTGAGTTTGATATTATTATTGTATCGTATGGTATTAATCAATCCATTGCGTTTGACAATGTGCTGGGAATATTCATCTATCTCTCCAAAGGTTTTGTTTTCTTTGTGCCAAATAGGGAAGAAATTAGTATTGGTGTTTTTTTCAGGGTCCCAAACCAATGCAGTGTGACTGGGCACCATCACGTGGTGGTAACCAGCGTGTAGTGCTCTTACTGTGAAATCAATATCTTCGCCGCCACCTGGTGAAAACACCTCATCCAACAGTCCAATCTTGTCCAACAGTTCTCTCTTGATCATCACACAAAAGAAGATCAACACCTTGTGATTGGCATAGTTGTCAAACAATTCCAAAGGCCCTGTCAATCCCACAGTGGGATCGCTCATGGGTGATTCCAACATTTCCAGCCAGTGATTTTTGGGCTGCGGCAACAGTTGAGTATCATTGTTGAGCAAGATCAAAAATTCACCCTGTGCTGCCTGGATTCCCAAATTTGTTGCCCTAGTATACCCCAATGCTTGAGGATATTCCAGCAGCTTGAATGGCGCTCCTAGAGATTTAACGTAGTCATGTGTGTTGTCCTTGCAACCGTTGGCAACCACAATCACTTCCACAAGATCCATGCTGGTAAATTCTTTGATGCTGGTCAAACATGGTATGAGTAGGTCGTCACAATGGTTGTAGGTGGGAATTATGATAGAGTATTTGGGAGTTTTTGTTTTTGTGATCATGTGTGTCTCATACAAGAGGTCTCTGTTTGCTTTAACAATGTGATTGTCCTTGACTTTGTCCATGGTTTGAACATTGCCCAGATGCACAACAGGAAATTTTATTTCAAAATACTGCAAATTTTCCTTTTGATTGGTCACGTAATTTTTGTTGTCATTTCTGTAGGGAACCTCCACACATTTGTATCCAGCACGCTGAATTTTGAGGCTGACATCACTGTCACTGAAATATCCTGGATGATATCTCTTATCAAACATGCCCACCTCCACTAGCACGTCTTGTCTATACATTGTGCATCCTGAATGAAGTACCAGGCCCAGTTGATCATATATTTGTGCAAACGGACTGCTGGCAGCCACCAGTGGATCTTGATCAAAGGGTTGTTTGAGTATGTGTATCCAGCTATCTACATTTTGATCCAACAACACGCAATCGTTGTCAAATAAAACCACGTGTTTGCCCTTGCTTTTGGCAATACCTGCATTCACAGCATGGATATACCCCACCGGCTCTTGTATCCAAACATAGTCTATACTATCCTTGAGTTGTTGTAGATAATCATAAGTTTGATCAGTGCAGCCATTGGCCACAACTATGATCTCTTTGTTGCTGAGATCAGTGTATTTGAGTACACTGTCTATGCCAGGTTTGAATGCATCTAAAAAATGATTGTAGGTGGGAATTACAATGCTCACATCCACATTCTTATGCTTGGTCAAACCATATTTTTGTGTGAGCAAACTGGTGTTCCTTGCGATTATTTCCAGTTTCTCAGGTATTGTGTCAAATGTGCCATTGCCTTTGTGATAAACAGGAAATATTTGATAGGCAATCCCCAACCCAAATTGTGGATTGTTGTTTTGTGGTACACTGATTAAATCATACCCGGCCTGCTGAACTCTGATACTGAAATCCCCATCTTCACCCATGCCGGGATTGAAACTTTCGTCCAACAGTCCCAGATTGTCAAACAATTTTTTGGGTATCATCACCAACCAGAATGCCATGCTGTCATAAATGATACCTCCGCAATCAAAAGCGAATTTGACCGGACCAGTTATGCCTGTTTGGTGAGATTTCACAAACGGCTCATGCAAGATATCCAGCCAGTGATTTTTGGGTTGCGGCAACAGCTGACAATCATCGTTCATCAAAACAATATATTCACCTTGGGCCCTCTTGATGCCTTGATTGACAGCTTTGGTATATCCCAATGGGTGATCACTCACAATCAACTTGAATGGGTCACCCAAGGATAACACATGCGTCAAAGTTGCGTCCTGACATCCATTGGCAACCACAATCACTTCCAAATCTTGCAAATGAGTACATGCTATAATGCTAGCCAAACAGGGTTTGAGTAGGTCTTCACAATGATTGTAAGTGGGGATAACAATACTGTATTTCATTTGTAGAGATCTCTCAATTTGTGGTTGGTGGTCAAAGGTGCGGAATACATAATGGATTGTGCCTGTTTGAGCCAGTGTTGAAAGTTACCCTGGAATTTTTTTGTTCCCACATGGCCAAGAGTCATCACAGGATCCAACCAAATCTTATATCCGTTTTCTCTCAATTTACGACACAAAAGTATGTCTTCACTTATGAGACTGCCATTTTCCACAATAACTTCAAAAATCCAGCGTCTGTGTTTGCCTTCTTCTTTTTCGTTATAGGGTTCTGAATTGTCCCACAACCATTGCATGGCCGATCTGCTGATTCGCAAAAAACCAGTGCCCAATCCTTGCACTTCCATCAATCCAGTCACAGGATCTGGCTGAATGGTGGCCAAATTGTCAAACTTGGCCACATATGCTTCATTTTCATCTGTTTTCTTTCGATAAGTGCCGCCCACCACATCCACTGGATAATCCAACAGTTGATAAAACCATTCTGGTTGCCATTCTAGATCACTGTCTATAAAAATAATATCATCACAATTCATTTCCAAAGCCAGTGCAATACAATCATTTCTAGCTCGCTGCACTAGGGCATCATAGCTGAGCCAAATGGGCACAATTTCCACATTCAATTGTTGTGCCATTCTGGCTGTTTGAAACAAGCTGTTCACATACCATACGTCAGCTCTGCCATCATAGCAGGGAGTACCTACCAAAACTTTACGTGGTTTCATGATTATCCTTCCTGCAATATATTATCAAACAAATTGCACCACTGGGGAATAATTTGATCCCAAGTGTAATGTTGATTGTAAAATACACTTTGGCTGCCACCATCATAGGGACACGCATTGATGG